GGCTGTAATGTTAAAATATGATAGACCCACATATGTATTAGTGAATGATTTGGGTGATATAGTTGTAAAACACGGTGTGGTGATGCACTTGTATAGCTTACATGGCAGTGACTTTGGCAATAAAGCATTTCCGTCAAGTAGAGTAAAAAAGGCAGAACCAACAACCGATAAACCAGTATGAAGTACTTTTTTATATAATATAACAAAAACAGGCGGAGCCTAAAAAATATGAAAAAATTAATACTAATATATCTAATGTTTACGTCATGGAGGATGTTTGCGTTAGATTTTGAAAACTCAAGTTATTATACGAAGAATTATTTATTTGATGCTCAAATATATTCAGTTAACACTTTTATATCTGAGAACAATTTAAGCCATCAACTAGGTAATTTTACGCCACATCTCGATTATGTACAATATCATGGTTTGGATCAATATAAAGAAAGTGACTTTGGGTTGGGTAGTAAATACAAAATAACTGATAAACTAACATTAAACACAGGTAGTTGGTATTACTATTATTATAACGCAGGCGACCATTACTTTGAACCGTATACATCGCTAAGTTATGATTGGATAGTATCTCCAACCATATATTTCAGTATGATAACCTATAATAATACTCCAAGAACAGTATTAAGTTTTGATTATAATAAGGATATTACTGAAAAACTACATTTGAATTTTAGACCAGTAGTAGGAACTGCGGATTATGATAATAGATATGGTTATTATGGTAGTGTGATTAGATTTGATTATGATGTAAATAAGTTTTTAGGAATATTTACCGTGGGAGAAATAAACAAACCATTTAGTTCTCCAGACAATAGTATTGTGTACACTTATTCATTTGGATTGAGGATATCACTATGAATAGATTTAAGTTCAATTTAAAATTTGCGTTATCTACAAGTACCATATTCATTTTGGCATTGGTAAGCGTTGTTTATTTCTTTTTATTGATATTTGCAATAGAAGATATAGCAAAGAATAGTTTAAAGAGAAGTTTAACTACATCTGTAAATCTTTGTAGCAGTATTCTTGACCCATATGAAATTGATAGTTTTACTAAGTATGAACAAGAACAAAGTGAAATATTTATTAACTATAGAAGACAGATTGTAGATATTAAGCGTCAAATAGAAAATATTAAGTTTGTTTATATAGTAAGACAAACAGGCACAAATATCACTTATATAATGGATTGTGGTGATGATGTATCAGAACAGGCTAAGTTGGGTGAAGTATATGATGATGCTGGCGATGGATTAAAAGAATTGTTTAAAAATACTAAAGAGGAAATATACTTTGAAAGTGATTATTATACAGATAAGTGGGGTACATTTTTATCTGCTTATAAACCTATATTTAAGAATGGAAAATTAATTTATGTTGTATGTAGTGATATTAAATCTGTTGACGCGGACAAATACATCGTTGATTATAAAAAGAAGTTTACTTGTGTATTTTTTACATTGTTAATTTTAATATGTCCAATTATAATTTGGATGACTAACGCAATTAGAAAACCTCTCTACAGAGTCAGAGATGAAATTCTTAAATTGAGAGATTTAAATTTAGATGGCCACATCGACTTCAATAGCAACATCAGTGAAGTAAATGATATGATTGATGCAACTGATAAGGTTAAAACTGGGTTGAGATCATTTGCAAAATATGTTCCTGATAAGGTTGTTAAACAACTAATAACTCAAGGTAAAGATGCAAAAATCGGTGGTGAAAAAACATACGTAACGGTATTGTTTAGTGATATCGAAGGATTTACAACCATATCCGAAAACAACGATGTGGATGAAGTTGTTACATCTTTAAATGAATATTTTGACGTATATGTACATTGTTTAGAAGAAAGTGGTGCCACCGTTGACAAATTCATAGGTGATGCTGTAATGGCATTTTGGAATGCTCCTAATAAAATAGAAAATCATGAGAGTGTAGCTGTTGCAACTGCTCTTAAGATAAGTGATGAAATAGATAAATTAAACAAAAGATGGGAATTTCAAGGAAAGAAATTTGTCTTTAAAACCAGAATAGGTATAAATTGTGGCGAAGTAATTGTTGGAAATATTGGATCCAGCAATCGTATGAATTACACAGTCACTGGTGATACTGTTAACTTAGCGTCTCGTTTGGAGTCGGCTAATAAAACTTATAAAACAAAGATTTTAGTGTCCGAATCCGTATATGAAAAAAGTAAAGATGATATCGCCTATCACTATGTAGTCGAGGTCAAGGTAAAAGGAAAGGACATACCTGTGAAGGTATATGAACCCTTAAACTTAAAATCAAAAAGTTAACATGAATACCACATTAGATTACATTACCACAACGTCAAATCGGTTATTCAAACACACCGATCCTAGAATCAAATTTCTTTATGAGTTTTTAATAGAACTATGTGTAAAAGGAAATGATCAATACTATAGATTAAAAACACAATATCATAATATAGATCATTTTTTATCAAGCGTTGAGGTGTTTGTAGACATATATGATGGTATTGTAAAAGAATCTATAATAACAAAAGATCCAAATAATTTTTTCTGTGGTGTGATCGCAACGTTGTATCATGACATTGGTTTCTTAAAAAACAAAGATGAAAAGTTAGGAACAGGAGCTCAATATATAAATTGTCATGTGGATAGAGGGTGTGAGTTTGTAAGCAAAAACTTCTCGGAAATACTGACTCAAGAAGAACAGAACAAAATTTGTAAATTGATTAAAACTACCGATTATTTCAAACCAAATTATAATGTTGGATTAAATGAACTAGGTGCGTGTGTGGCATTGGCAGATTGGTTGAGTCAAATGAGTGACGAATTATACGTTGATAAATTAGAGAGATTGTACAAAGAGTTTGATGAATATCAAAGGTTTAACAAAATAAACATGTATAATTCATTTGAAGATATGGTTCATAAAACCCCCGGATTCTGGAATAAATTAGTTAAACCAATGTTACATAACCACTACTATAATCTACAACAATATGGAACGATAGATTATGTATCTAAAATAGAACAAAACATAAACATATTGGTTGAAAGATACGAATTAAATGTAATGGTATCTATATAATATAAATCTTGACAGGTAGAGTTATATTGTTATAATGAAATAATGTCGGAGTATTTTGACCCCACATTAATTTACCTCAAAAGCATCAATAAGAATGTTGCAAAAACTCTTATTGAAAAGAACCATTATACACACAAGTGGTCTCTTTGTACTGTAGCTTATGGAGTTTATTATAAAGAGTACGTCGAAAGTACTTTCTTTGGGGGTTTTAACGAACACCTGATAGGTGTATTAGTATATGGAAATGCCGTGGGTAGAAATGCAAGTACCAGTATCTCTCCACTACTTACTAATAATAATGTATTAGAATTAACTCGTTTATGGATAGCCGATGGATATGGTAAGAATATAGAAAGCTATTCTATAGCTGAAAGTTTTAGATTATTAAATACTGAATATCCCCACATCAAATGTATTCTTAGTTATGCAGATAGTGAAGAAGGACACACAGGCACAATATATCAAGCAACTGGATTCCTTTATCAAGGAGATAATTATGTGGATATCGCTATAATGCCTAACTACAGTGTTAGTTTAATTGGTCCCACTGAATATGATTGGATACACAGTAGAAGTGTATATGCACGTTGGAAAACACACAGTGTAGATAAACTAAAAGAACGTATTGGTAAAACATTTTGGCGCAAACGTGAAAGCGGTAAACATCGTTATATCAAGTTTATTAGTAACAAGATTGAAAATAAGAAACTGGTTAAATCTCTTAAACATAAAGTTCTACCTTACCCCAAAGATACTTCGTTCAAAGAAGAAGTACAAGAAATCGTTGTAACATCTACCAACGAATTTTTCGATTAATGCAAGAAAAAACCCCAACTTTCGTTGGGGTTTTTGAATTGTTTTAAAATATTATGGATTATACGGTATCGAGATCACCGATAATAACTTTTCCATAAAATTCGGGGCGGACCACCTTCTTAGCGTAGCGGGTCATTACGCCTCTACGTGGAGTGAAGTTCACTGGATCATAGACCAATGGAGTTTGGATTAGTGGGATATATGGAGCATATACAGCACCGGTTTCTAGGAAGTTGTTTCCACGGAAACCAACCAATACAACGTTATCGGTCATATATGGGTTCTTGTAAACTTGGAAGCGAGAAGCAAAGCTACCAACGCGGCTTACGCCCATTGCGAACTTAGCTTGATCACCGTCGGTGTTTACTACATATCCTGGAATTGATTCTAGGATAGTTGCTACGTCTGGACTTACGACCAAGAAGTTAGCACCACCACGTAGGGTCAATTTTTGGATTGTGTTAGATACCTTTTGAATCTTGTTTCCAAGAGTTTGGAACCAAGTGCTCTTTACGTAAGCAGTACGGTTTGGTGAACTGTTTGCATTACGTGTGAAGATTGCTTCACCAGTAGTTGCATTAATGCTCTTGCTGAATTCAACACCGATTTGGGCGGACCAAGCTTCGGTTGTTTGACCTTCAACAGCTTCGTTCAACATGTCTAGGATTTCGAGGTCGATTTCCATAGATACATATTCGCTCAATAGAGCAGTAAGTTCTGCTTCTGCATCAATGGAGTGATATGCGTTCAAGTCTTGAGCCAATTCTGGGGTCCAGACTGCCTTCAACTTACGGGTCTTAGCAACGATTGGTTCGCTGTTTAGTACCAAGTTAACTTCTGGGATACTGATATCAGTATCGATGCTTTGTGTAGGAACGTTACCAGCGGTACCGGAACCTTCACCTGGGGTCTTACCAGCTTCGAAGTCACCACGTAGGTTATCGGTAGGTTGTAGACTATAGATCAACTTAACAGCTGTTCCTGTACCAGCGAATGCG